GGCCTCGTGGTGACAGATGATATCATCACCATAGATACCGAGACGTGTGTCGGCAATACCTAGGTGCTCAACGACCGCTGCAGTAATGCAGAAGAAGATGGCACTTTCAAGCTCGAATGTGAATCCATTCCCCATAGAGGAGAACTTTTCCATCGTCCACCAGTTGTTGCCGCTACGACCTGAAAGGTTGCAGCGGTGCGAACGGATGGTATCAAGCCAACGGTACCACTCGGGTGGAAGCAGCTCACGGACAATACGAATACTAATACTGTCCGAAGCTGCACTAAGATCAATTGTCGCCAGACTGCCAGTACAGCTCCCAATGCGGGCGAGCTGTTGGTTGTCCTCTTGGCGATTCAGATTGATTCCGGCCCGTCGAAGCTTTCGGCGGATCACGCTACCAGTGCCCTTCTGCATGAGCATATTAAGCTCAGGCTCGAACATGATAACGCGATCCACTTTAGCGTCTTTTGCGACAGTGGAGAAAGCTGAACCAGGCACGATCTTGACCCACGTAGTGGGATCAGAATCGCGACCGTACTCAGCCTTGCAGTACTCACGCCAGATTGGGCTAGCCCAAATCGCGGCGACTGCAGGAAGCGCCGCTTCCCGTGTTACTTCAGGTTTACCCTGAAACTTATAGTACGGGTGACCACTCTCGCGTTTTAAACGAGTGCTGGCACCACCACTGAAGGTCATGTTGCTGTGAATCTCATTGAGATCCAATTTGCCTAAGAGCTTGGCCATCTTACGCCGTGCAATCGATAAGATTGCTTCGTACGGAGCACCGATTGGTGCCATGGGTGTCCAAGATCTGCCGCAACGGTTTATCACAGCACATGTATCTTCGGAGCTCATCCAGGCCTTCAACGCAGCTGCCTCGGTATCAATCCCTGTCGGTAAGCAATCAAGCTTCCGAATTAGGCTGACGGCGAGGTAGTCACGCGCGAAGTCGGATGCACCTACCGCGTCGTATCTGTAGTCCCGGGGATCAATAGAGGCTGAAATAACACCTTTATAATCACCGGAAGATACTTCTGCGGCAAGTTGCATACCGCGGGGACCGAGGTCCCGCAGTGTGGCAAGCGTGAGCTTTCGTGTAACACCATTCCAATCTCGTTGAGAATTGGTTCCCATTGACGTTGTCTCCGGAGGATTCCAATATAACGTTTAGTCCAGAGATGGTCTAAACGCGCACACCACGTTGCCGTGATGTTACCAAAAGCTCTCGACGTTGTCGATAGCTGGGCCGAGCGTGGCATGAATCAAGGCGTTAGCCATGAGCATGCGCATGTCTTTTCGTTCCTGGGCACTTGTAGTGCTTTGGAAGACGAACTCGGTTTTGGCAATTGGAGTGTGTTGAACCACTTCACGCGTGCCGGCTCCGTCGGTGACGGTTACCAACTTTGGTACAGTGATCTGAAGTGCGACCTTATGGGCCGCCCCACCTACACCACCACTGGTCACGTAGCTCAATTGCGGGCGGCCCTGCAAGGAAGCACCAACGTTTTCTGCGAAGAAAGCTTTGTTGTCCTTGTCAATGCGCGTCGGAACGAACACGTGATCAGAAGGGGTAGACTTACCGTCTTTGACGGTGATGGGTGCATTAGATGGCATTTTAGCCTCCTGTTAACCGCCGCGCACTGTCGTGCGAGCGATCTGCTTCCAAGGTGTACTACTTTGGAAGCGTTGGGTTAGAATTGCTAGGGACGTTATGACTGTAAAGGTCGATAACGGGTTCTTGATGTACATCTCAGCCGAAGGCTGGGGGAGTACGGTGCGGACCATTCGAAAACCTTTTGCGGCGCCAGCTAATCTACAAGAGAATCGCTGGTCCTTATAGGAAGGATCGTTCGGAGGCAGAATCTTACCAGATCTGCCCTGATTGCTCCGTCTTTCGAAATACGTCTGACTTCCGCCAAGATACTTGAATCCCAGGTCCGCGGTACAGTTCCGAAGATACTGCCCGACGGGTAGGAGCCAATCTACCATAAAGGAGAAAGGGACAAGGTCCCATGCCACGACCGTAGGATCTGTTAGACCGTTACGAGAAGCAGCATGTAGCGACTCAAGATCGAGCTTCCACCAATAGGACTGTTTTAAGTTCCGTTGGAAGATGCTTTCGATCTCTATTTCGGTACCGCCGAATCTAGTACTCCCGAAGGGGTAATAGGCGGCCTTCGATTGCTCCCGACCAGTTGAAT